CCGAAGTTCGTAGAGAAAAAACAAAAGTCCTCGCTGCTACTCGCTTAGGACAAAAGTTTTTGGCAGGTCAGTATGTTGGATATAGAGATGAAGATGGTGTAGATCAAGATTCAGAAACACCAACTTATGTTGCTGGCGATCTTTATGTTGACAATTGGAGGTGGCAAGGTGTTCCTTTCTATTATATGGTAGGTAAAAAATTACCATATCAATGTGTGGAAGTGGTAGTTAAATTAAAAGCACCTCCAATTGGTTTATTTGAAGGTCATGAATATGATGATCGTATTGTAATTAGACTTCAACCAGATCCTCACCTGGATATTCGTATTGACATGAAGCAACCAGGTTTCGGAAACAAAGTAGAAACAGCAACTCTACAACACAAATATCCAAATGGTGCTGTGGACGGATATGAAAAACTTTTATATGATGCTATCCACAAAGATCAGTCTAACTTTGTACATGCCGAAGAGGTATTAGAATCTTGGAGAATTGTAGATGATCTTCTATGCACAGGTGATAAATGTAAAGTAAGGACTACACCTTACCTATATCATGAAGGTCTTTGGGGACCATCACACAAAACACAATTCATAACAAATTGGGATTATCCAGCATGAGAAACGAAATTCTTAACGCTTTAAGAGCAGACGCAACAGGAAACATTGAGAAGGCGAGACTCAACATCGAGATCTATCTGAAGAATCCTGTTGGTATTGGAGAGCATCCAGATGTGCTCGCTGCTATCCAAGATCAATTAGACATCATCGCTCATGAAGAAGAGCGCATTGAAGTTCTACAGAAATACTTTGTGTCATGACACATGTTCAATTGTTCGTTAGATCAGTAATGCAAACCCCATGGGCATTAGGTGTTATGGGGTTTTTCTTAGTATTTGTTCCCATCCTTGGTATGGCACTTGTACATAAATATGGTTGGGAGCATTGGGAACCCTTTGCCGAGAAACATAAATGAAGTATCAACTAACTCTCATTCTATGCTTTTTACCATTAGTAGTCATTTATATTATACTAAAACTTTCTGTTTGGTATTCTGCGATCAGTGCTGAGGCGGATTATGTCAGAAAAGAACCTTTACGCAAACGAGGACCCTACTTGGAGAATCCGTATGCAGATGTTGATGAGGAGGAAGAGGAATTTGGAGATCGCACAGACTATCGATAAAGCATTAGAAGAGTATTATTCCGAACAAGGATTATCCGTTCCACACTGGAAACGTTGTAAGGATCCTGATTGGTGGAAAGATTATTTAATTAGTTTAGGAATTGATCCAAGAAATCCATGAGAAGAGTGAAAATTATTGATAATGTGATCTCACCATCGTATCAAAATTACATCGAACAAATATTTAAATCCGATTTTCCTTGGTATTTTACTGAGGAAATATCTACACCAGGAGACGATCCCAACTCAGGATTTTCTCACACTATTTTTAATTCTGAAAAGAAGAGTCCATACTTCGAGTCTGTTTTGCCAATTGTATTGCAAGCAACAGATGTAAATGAAGTTCTAAGAATTCGCGCAGGAATGTTTGTGCGAAATCAAAATGATGCTGATCATAAGAAACATATTGATTTACCAGATCAAAAACATTATGTGATGTTGTACTATATTAGTGATAGTGATGGACCGACTAATATATACCATGGAGATGATGTAGAACAAGTGCATCCTAAAAAAGGACGAGCAGTAATTTTTCCTGGCGAATATTATCATTCATCTAGTTGTCCCAGAGAATATAAAACCAGAATGGTATTAAATTATAATTTCTTATGAACTTATTTCTTCGCCCATTAGAAGATGTAAATGATGTCACCTGGTCTATTATCTGGTGTCTCATCATTCTTTTATCAGGAGTTTTTTATGTGATTGTCTATATACTAGGTATTGATGAGCGAGAATCCCATGGGAGCAATGACACCCCCAAGTCGGAAAAGTTGTTACAACTTCCGAGTGATAAAGATCAACAGAGTAGTTGACGGAGACACTATTGATGTTACAATTGATCTTGGATTCGATCTATATAAAAAAGAAAGAGTAAGAGTTGCTGGTGTAGATACACCAGAGAAAAGAACTCGTGATAAAGAAGAAAAGGAACTCGGTATTGATGCAACAAACTGGCTCAAAAAGAAACTCGAAGATGCGCTTAAGGGAGAAGATAACCTTGTTATTCGCACTGAACTTGTTGGCGGTGTTGGTAAGTATGGTCGTCTGCTCGGGTGGCTCTATCTGGGGGACTCCCAATCCAGCCTTAATGAAGCAATGATTGAAGAGGGTTACGCTTGGGCATATGATGGCGGAACTAAAAAGAAAGACTTTGAAGAACTGAGAGAAATTCGTAGACAGCATGGCACCCTCATCTAATAGTGAATATCTAGGTAATCCTAATCTAAAAAAAGCGAACGTTAGTCAAGAGTTTACTCCTGATCAGGTTCAAGAGATTATTAGATGTTCGGAAGATCCTGTATACTTTATCAAGACTTATATCAAAATTGTTTCTCTTGATAAAGGTTTGATTCCTTTTGACATGTATCATTTCCAAGAGGAGATGGTACAAAAGTTTCATGACCATAGATTTAATATTGCAAAACTACCACGTCAGTCTGGTAAGTCTACGATTGTTACCTCGTACCTTCTTTGGTATGTTTTGTTCAACGATAATGTAAACGTAGCGATCCTTGCTAACAAAGCAGCGACTGCTCGTGAGATGCTACAGAGATTGCAACTATCATATGAAAACCTCCCCAAGTGGCTCCAGCAAGGAATCCTCCAATGGAACAGGGGCAGTCTGGAACTGGAGAACGGCTCTAAGATCATGGCTGCTTCTACTTCAGCTAGTGCCGTCAGGGGTATGTCTTTTAATGTCATATTTCTGGACGAATTCGCGTTCATTCCGAATCACATTGCTGACCAGTTCTTTAGTTCTGTTTATCCTACTATCTCATCTGGTAAATCTACCAAAGTTATTATCATTTCTACCCCACACGGGATGAACATGTTCTACAAACTCTGGCATGATGCAGAGCGTGGATCAAATGAATATGTTCCCACTGAAGTGCATTGGTCCGAAGTTCCTGGTCGTGATGAAGTATGGAAAGAACAGACGATCAAGAACACATCGGAGCAGCAGTTCCGAGTTGAGTTTGAATGTGAATTCTTAGGATCTGTTGATACGCTGATCTCTCCTAGTAAATTGAGAGTTATGCCATATCATGATCCAGTTGCACAAAACAAAGGTCTTGCAATCTATAAGCGTGCTGAACCAGATCATAATTATATTCTAACTGTTGACGTATCGCGTGGAGTTGGAAACGATTACTCAGCATTTGTTGTATTTGATACGACAACTATACCATATCAAATGGTTGCTAGATATAAAAACAATGAAATCAAACCTATCATCTTTCCCAACATTATTATAGATGTTGCTAAGAACTATAATAATGCATATGTGTTATGTGAAGTAAATGATATTGGTGGTCAGGTTGCAGATATTATTCAGTTTGATTTGGAATATGAGAATCTACTGATGGCAGCAATGCGCGGACGTGCAGGGCAGCAGTTGGGTCAGGGTTTCTCTGGTAAGAAAACTCAGTTGGGTGTTAAGATGTCAACTGCTGTCAAGCAAGTTGGATGTTCTAATTTAAAAGCACTTATTGAAGATGATAAACTTCTCCTAAATGATTATGATACTATCGCAGAACTAACTACTTTTATTGCGAAAGGGCAAACGTTCCAAGCGGAAGAAGGATGTAATGATGACCTTGCCATGTGTTTGGTTATTTTTGCTTGGATGGCAATGCAACCTTACTTTAAGGAAATGCATGACAATGATGTTCGTCAACGCATTTATGATGATCAAAGAGATTCGATCGAACAAGACATGGCTCCTTTTGGATTTATTGATGATGGATTAGAAGACGAGTATTTTGCAGACGCACAAGGAGATGTGTGGAAGGTCGCGGAATACGGAGATAAATCCTATATGTGGGAGTTCAGGTAAAGATTCAAAAATATAAATAATCCTAGACAACCGATGTTGGAATCACTAGGAGACTTAAACAATGGCAGCTAATCAATTATCGCCAGGTGTAGTCATTCAGGAGAGAGACCTGACGACTATCACTACATTATCGACCGCAAACATTGGTGTACTTGCTGCACCCTTTGAACTTGGTCCTGTAGAAGAAATTGTAGAAATCGCTTCTGAGCGAGATCTTGTAGAAGTATTTGGTAAACCAAACGATAGTAACTACGAGTTTTGGTACACCGCATCCCAATTCCTCTCCTATGGTGGTCTGTTAAAAACTATTCGGGTTACATCTTCTAACCTAAAGAACGCGGTTGATACTGGTACTGCACCTCTCATCAAGAATCTTCAAAGTTACGAAACGACTTTTGAGAGTGCTACTAATAACTGGAACTATGCAGCAAGAACTCCTGGTGCTAAAGGTAACTCAATTGGTATCTTTGTAACTGATGCTGGTCCTGACCAAATTCTTGTAACTCCTACTCCCTCAACAAACGAGTTTGAATTTGATGAGGATACTGCACTTGCTGCAACAGGTGCTGGAGATACTGGAGCATCTGGTAAAGTCTTCCGCTATAGCATTGTTCTTACAGTAAACGATGTTGTTGGTGATTTTGTACCTGGCGCTGCAGCAATTCAAATTTCTGATAGTCAGGCAATTAACATCCTTTCATGGGATCCTGCTAACAAAAGACTGGAAATCGAACCTGATGCTGATGGCATCTCTGGTGTTATCGCTGCTGGGCAGACAATTACTCAGAGCAGCACCAACACCTGTGATGTAGTTTCAATTGAGCGTCGTATCTATGTTCAATTAGACAAAGGTAGTGTTGAATTCGCAGCAGGTGATGCATTCAACGATAACAACTCTCAGGCATGTACGATTGCTTCTGTTCGTTCTGAGTACGCTGAGCGTGAGTATCTTCCTGGTGAATTCTGGGTTAATTCTGCACCTCGTCCTACCACATCCCTCTACGCAAATTCCGTAGGTGGTCACCGCGATGAAATGCACATCCTCGTCATTGACGTTGATGGTAAAATCACTGGCACAACTGGTGCTGTTCTTGAGCGTTTCATTGGAGTCTCTAAAGCATCTGATGCTAAGACTTCTGTTGGTGAAACTAACTACTATGTTGAAGTTCTGAAGCAGAGATCTCAGTATCTGTTCTGGGGTGAGCATGAAACTGGTGCTGCATTATCTGACGCAACTTCAACTGCTGCTGATGGTAATTTTGGTCAAACTGCGAATGGTCGTCAGTTCAACCTCTTCCGTTCTGATGCTGGTTCCGTAAGTCATCCTTCGGGACGCACAACACTCGGAACAAAGAATGGTTCTACTTACTATTATCGTCTTACTTCTGGTGCAGACTATGGTCTTTCTGGTGGCGTTTATGACATCAGTGCAACAGACGTTACTACCGCATACTCACTCTGCGAAGATCCTGAGTCTCAAACCATTGACTACATCTTAACTGGTCCTTCTGGTGCTGATGATGCTGCTGCTCTCGCAAAAGTTACCTCTCTGGTAAACATTGCTGAAGAGCGTAGAGATTGTATGGTATTTGCTTCTCCTCGTAGAGGAAATGTAATTGGTCTTTCCAATACTACTACAATCACCAATAACATCGTAGGTTTCTTCGATCTTTTACCTTCGTCCTCGTACCTGGTATTTGATTCTGGTTACAAGTACATCTATGATAAGTACAACGATGTTTATCGTTACGTTCCTTGCAACGGCGACGTTGCTGGTCTTTGCCTGCAAACTACTGAAGTTTCAGAACCTTGGTTCTCTCCCGCAGGTTTCCAGCGTGGTGTTCTGAGAAACGCTATCAAACTGGCATACTCTCCCACTAAGACACAGCGTGACAAACTTTATGCATCACGAATCAACCCAATCGTATCGTTCCCTGGTCAAGGCGTCGTCCTCTTTGGCGACAAGACAGCACTCGGATTTGCATCTGCATTCGACAGAATCAACGTCCGCCGTCTGTTCCTCACTATCGAGCGTGTCATCAGTGGTGCTGCTAAGGCACAACTCTTTGAACAGAATGATGAGTCGCAGCGTTCACTCTTCCTGAACATTGTCGAACCTTATCTTCGTGAAGTTCAAGGTCGTCGTGGTGTCACTGACTTCCTCGTTAAGTGTGATCAGTCAAACAACCCTCCTGAGGCAGTTGATCGCGGTGAGTTCTTCGCAGAAATTTTTGTGAAACCTACTCGCACAATCAACTACATTACTCTGACATTCGTAGCAACCAGAACTGGTGTTGCGTTCCAAGAAGTAGCAAACTAATAACAGATCAAATAATCAGAGGGTCTTCGGACCCTCTTTTTTATGTCTGAAAATATTAGTTGTACTAAATATTAGAGAAAGAGACTTTTATTGAGACTACAACAATGGCAAAAAGAGGAACTATTGACGATTTTAAAGCAAATGTCGCAGCTGACTTTGCGCGTCCTAATCTATTCCAAGTAGATCTTGCATTCCCTACTGGAATTATCAACAACTCTAGTCTGGTTGACTTAGGTAAGTTCACCGTTCGTGCGGCAAACCTTCCTTCTTCTCAGGTCGGTGTTATTGAAGTACCTTTCAGAGGTCGTGTTCTGAAGATTGCTGGTGATCGTACCTTTGAACCTTGGACAATTACAGTTCAGAACGACAGCAACTTTGCACTTAGAAGCGCATTTGAACTTTGGTCCTCTTCCATTCAAGCATACAACGAAAACTTCACATCTGCTGCTGGTCTCGGTGACGCGGATGATGCTACTGGTTACTTTGCAGACATGTCTGTTCACCAGTTGGCAAGAGATGTTAAGGATGGTGAGTCGCCTAAGATCCTTAAGTCCTATAAGTTCTACAATGTCTTCCCCAGCAACATTGCTGCTATCGATCTGGACTTCGGCAACAACGATGCTATTGAAGAATTCACAGTTGAACTGCAAGTTCAATACTGGACTCCCCTTGTGGTAAACTGATAAATAGATCAGGACCAATAAGCATATAACATAATGTCGAATCAGCTCTTCGGTTTTTCACTTGAAAGAGCAAAGAAGGTCCCTAAGGGGCCTTCTTTTGTTCAAAA